CGTCGTACGGACAATGGAGCCGCAATTCAAAATGGAAAGCTTGACGCAGAAAGGGGAAACGAAACATGCCTAAGCAAATGACAGCAGCGGAGAACAAATCGGCGGAAGCCGTATTCGGCAAGCAGCAGTTCATGGAGTCGGCAAGCTTCAGCGGGGCCCAGAAGGATATTCTCGCAGCACTGCTCGATGAGAAGAAAACGTATACGATCAGCCAGACCAAAGAAATAATCAACCATCATATGAAAAGGGAGGCGAAGTAAATGGCTGGAGGAACTTGGACGACGCAGAACAAAGTGCGCCCTGGCGTTTACATCAATTTTGAAAGCGAGCCGAAGCAGCTCGGAGCCGTAGGAGCGCGCGGCGTAATCAGTATGGCACTGCCGCTGAGCTGGGGAGAATCCAAAACGATCATGGCGATTCAAGCGGGAGAAGATGTGAGAAGCAAGCTGGGCTACGATCTTACCCATCCCAAATTGCTGCTGGTCCGGGAAGCGCTGAAACGCGCCAAAACATTGCTGCTGTACCGATTGAACGCCGGTACGAAAGCCGCCGCGACGCTGTCCGGTCTAACCATTACCGCGGCCCGATCTGGCGTGCGGGGTAACGATATTGCGGTCGTCATCGAGCAGAACGTCGACGATCCCGGCACGTATACGGCCAAGACGCTGGTCGACAATGCGGTTGTCCATCAACAAATTGTCTCGGCTGTCGCGGGACTGAAAGCCAACGACTGGATCGTATTCGGCAGCTCCGGAACGTTACAGGCGACGGCTGGTCTTCCGCTTACGGGCGGAACGGACGGAAGCGTGACGAACGCCGACCATTCGGATTATTTGCAGACGTTGGAGCTGCAGGATTTTCAGACGGTGGCACTGGTTTCGGCGGATGCGGCGCTCAAAGCGGTCTATGCAGCCTTCGTTAAGAGGCTGCGTCAGGATGAGGGACATCATGTGCAGGCAGTGCTTGAAAACTACCCTGCGGCCGATTACGAGGGTGTGGTCAGCGTGAAAAATGGCGTCAAGCTGGCGGACGGCACGACGATTTCCGCCGTACAGGCGACGGCCTGGGTGGCCGGCGCGATTGCGGGTGCTCAGCTCAGCGAATCGCTAACTTATTTGGCGTATGAGGACACGGTCGATACCAATGTGCGCTACACGAACACTCAGATCGAAGCCGCGCTGCGCGGCGGTGAATTTCTGTTCACGCCGAGCGGCGGAAAAGCCGTCGTGGAGCAGGATATCAATACGCTGACGGGCTTTACGGTGCAAAAAGGCAAAGCGTATGCCAAAAACCGCGTCATCCGGATTCTCGACGGCATCAACAACGATATGAAACGGATTTTTGAGTCGTTTTTTATCGGGAAGATCAACAATGACGCGAGCGGACGGAATCTGCTCCGCAACGAATGCGTCTCGTATTTGACTATGCTGCAGGATATCAACGCGATCCAGAGCTTCGATTCGAAGTCGGATGTTGCGGTTGTTCCGGGCATAGACGGCGACAGCGTAGCGATTGAAGTGCAGGTGCAGCCGGTCGATTCGGTGGAAAAAATCTACATGAAAGTGCAGGTGGTTTAACATGGCATATTTACACGCAAACGACACCATTTCCGGGCTGGAAGGCAAGGCGTTCGTCACGATCGGCGGAGAAGTGGAAGAGATGTTCTATATCAAGAAAATCGAGGCAAAGGTCGAGAAGCAAAAAACGGAGATTAAAGCGCTCGGCCGCCGCGGCACCCAGCATAAAGCTATCGGCTGGAACGGCAGCGGCAGCATGACGATTTATTATATCACCTCGAAGTTCCGCCAGCTGATGAAGAACTATATCGATACCGGAAGTGATGCTTATTTTAATGTGATGATCACAAACCAGGACCCGGCTTCGAGCACCGGACTTCAGACGGTAACGCTGAAAAGGGTCAATCTGAACAGTGTCGTGATGGCGCTGCTCGATACCGGCTCGGAGACGCTGGAGGAAGAAGTCGATTTTACGTTTGAAGATGTCACGGTGGACACACCGTTCGCAAATCCGGCCCAAGCGCAAGAATAAAAATTCAATGCGAAACCGCGCGCCCATTTACTTAAGGGCGCGCAAAGGTTTCAGCTCAAGGAGGCAGCCATTCATGAACGATTTGAGTTTGTTTTATGCACAAAATGCAGGGCCTGACGTAACGGAGGAGTATATCGTGTCGGCACGGTTTCGGAACAAGGAAGGAGAGCCGGTGAACTGGGAGCTGCGCAGCATGTCGGAGGCCGAGAACGAAGATTGCCGCAAGGCGGCAACGAAGCGGGTCAAGACGAAGAACGGCGCGTATATGCCGGAAACCAACTATGACGATTATTTGGCGAAGCTGACGGTATCGAGCATTATTTATCCGAATCTGAAGGATGCCGAATTGCAGCAATCGTACGGCGTGCTCGGCGCGGAAGCGCTGCTTCGCCGTATGCTTCTCCCGGGCGAGTACGCGTCGCTGGTGCAGAAGGTGCAGGAGCTCAACGGCTACGATAAGGATATGAACGAACTGGTGGATGAAGTAAAAAACTGATTGAAGAGGGCGGCGAAGCGAATTACGCATACTACGCCCTCCACGAACTGCACATTTTACCGCATCATCTCAGCGTCATGTCGCGGCGCGAACGGGCGGCCATCTATGCAATGATTGATATCCGTGTCGAGCAGGAGAAGAAGGAACGCTCGAAAATGAAAAAGTAGACCGGAAAGGCGGTGTTTAAAATCGCAACCGCAAAAGCAGCTCTTTCGACACTGGGCGCAGGCGCCAAACTATTTGGAGGCATTGGTACTGCGATAAATTTGATATCCATAGCACAAACATTTTTTAACAGCTCCTCAGGATCGGCTTCTTCCGCTTCTCCATCGCCATCGCCAGGGAAGGGAATCGCCAATCTTCTGCCGAAGACCGATGAGCCATCACTGGATCCGCTGGGGATGGTAACCGAATTTACGCAATCCGCAGTCCAAGCGATCAATACCCGGATTGCAGCAGAGCAGAAGCTGCAGTCAGTAATGGGGAGGATTCCGGGGATGACGCAGCAAGGGATCAGTGCAATGGCCGGTTATGCCGATCAACTGGAAAGCATATCCGCGATCAAAGCGGATGTCGGGATGACGGGCATGGCTCAGCTCGGGCAATATGTGGGCAATCCGAAAAATATTCAGGATCTGACAAAATCGATGTACGATTTGGCAGCTAGCACCTACGGCGTCAATGTGTCGCAGGATCAAATGAAACAATCGGCCGACTTGATCGGGCAGGCGATGACCGGCCAGATGGATGTCCTTGAAGCTAATGGCTTCAAATTGACAGAGCAGCAGCAGCAGATGCTGAAATACGGCTCGGAAGCGGAAAAAACGGCGGCAATCGTAGGGCTGATGAACGATCAAATAGGCGGAACGGCGCAGGCTGTGGGAGCGACGCCGGAAGGCGCGATTCTCCGCTTGAAGAATGCGTGGACCGGCGTTCAGGAGGCGGTGGGCAACGCGGTCATGCCGGTCCTGATGGATGTCGTCCAATTTTTGATGGATAACATGCCGCTTGTTGAAACGGTTTTCGTTGCGGCCTTTACCGTGATGGCTCAGGCTGTCGGTTACGTCGTGGACGCACTTCTGAAGGTTTGGTCTTTTTTTGCCGACAACTGGTCAGTCATGCAGCCGATATTAATTGCAATTGGCGCAGTATTTATTGCGGCAATCATCATTCAACTTTATTTAATGGCTGCAGCTTGGTTGGCGGCTTTATGGCCCATTTTACTCATCGTCGCGGCAGTCGGATTAATCATTTACATTTTGCAGCTGTGCGGTTTGTCCATGCAGCAAATCGTCGGTGGAATTGTTGGCGGCTTGATGTTTGTATTTGGGGTGTTATGGAACTACATTGCCGGAATCTGGAATTTTATTGTGTCGTTTGCCGAGTTTCTCATTAATTTGTTTAAAGATCCCGTGTATACGATCCAGATGCTTTTTTTCAATATGGCGATGGGATTTCTGCAGGGTCTGTACACGATGACAAAAGGCATCGAGGACTTTGCAGGAGGATTCGCCAAGCTGATGCTGCAGGCCGTCAATTTTGTTTTGGGTGGCATAAATAAACTGATCGATGGGTTAAATAATCTCCCAGGCGTCGACATTAAGCCGATTAAACCGTTGGATGAGCAAAACGTTCATCTCGCAAGCGACGGATTAAAATCGATGATGGACAAGCTTGAGCAATCTAAGCCGACCACTGACAAAAGTAAAGTCAATCTCCCGAGAATGCAGCAGAAAGATCCCGTTCAACTCGCCAAACAAGGCTATAAGTGGGGCTCTGATCGTGTTGATAATGTATCCTCAGCAGTCGGTAATTTGAAAAAAGGGTCGGTTGTTCCGGATCTTACCAAAGCGGCCCGGGACCCGAAAGCTCAAGGCGCACCCGGTCCTTTAGGCGCTCCAGCCGCACCGGGCGGCAGCCGCGGCAACAACATCGACAAAATCGGGCGTGTCAACGAGGTTGGCACCATTTCCGATACCGTCGATATTTCAAGCGAGGACCTGAAGGTGATGCGTGATCTTGCGGAAATTAAAAGCATTCAAAACTTCGTCACGCTGACGCCGACGGTTCAGGTCACGACAGGCAATATTACGAAGGAAGTCGACATCGACACGATGATCGGCCGCATCTCGCAGGCCATGGAGCGGGAGATCGCCTCTGCGGCGGGAGGGGTGTATAACCGATGAACGATTACGGCATGTATCTCAGCTTCAACAACCAGCAGGAAGGATTTTATTTGCCCGTTCTGCCGGAGAAGCTGGAAATTCAGAAGAAAGGAAAAGGAAAGAGCTTCGAAATTGTCGGGCTCGGCGAGATTAACGTTATTCAAAATCTGGAGCTGGCCTCGATCAGCATTGAAAGCTTTTTCCCGGTTGAGCCTTTTCCACATACCGTTCCGGAGCCTAAAGCCGATCCCGAAAAGAAGACAGAACCTGTGATGCCCAAGCTTTTGGCGGAACCGCAATGGTATGTGGATAAGATCGACAAGTGGATGGCGAGCGGTCGGCCGATCCGATTTATTTTTACCGGTTCCAAATTCTCCGTTAATTTGCCGATGAGCATCGAGCAGTTCGACCGCTGGGAGTCGGCGGGAACGGTGGGCGAAATCGGCTTCCGTCTATCGCTGAAGGAATACGTGTTTTACGCTGCCAAAAAAGTATTGGTCGTGCAGCAGGGCGGCAAACCGGTGCTTCGCGTCGAGAAAGCCGCCCGTCCGGATGAGCGGCCAGGCCCGAAAACCTACACGCTCAAAGCCGGCGACACGCTGATCAAAGTGGCTAAGAAGCAGTTCGGCAATGATGCCCGGTGGAAGGAAATTCAGAAGCTGAACGGCATTACGGACGCGCAGGTCAAAAAGCTGCCGGTCGGCAAAGTGCTGAAGCTACCGGAGAGGTGACGGCGATGTTTGAGATTGTGATCGATAACAAGAACGGCAGCTTGTGGGACATTACCTCGCTTGTATCGGATGTGTCCTGGAAAACAAGCCGGATCGGCAAAGCCTCGTCACTCAACGTCACGTTTGTCAAAGACTCTCCTTTTCAAAGCAAGTCGTTCACGTGCAATCCCGGAGACGTCATTCGCGTGAAGAAGGACGGAATCAACCTTTTTTACGGTTATGTGTTTGTGATCGATCAGGGAAATGACGACGAGGTGAAGCTCACGGCGTATGACCAAATCCGCTATTTGACGGCGAGCGACACGTACGTATTCAAAAACGCAACGGCTGCGGAGGTCATTGCCCAAATTGCCAAAGACACGGGGATGGCAGTCGGCACGCTTACGGACACGGTTCACAGAATTCCTTCGATGGTTGAGGACGGCCAGAAGCTGCTCGACATTATTTACAAGGCGCTTGATGCTACGCTGATGGCCAAGAACGAAATTTACGTGTTTTATGACGATGCCGGAGAGCTTACGCTGAAGTCCATTCGCGATCTGACCGTCGATATGCTGTTCGGCGAGGGCAGCTTGATGTACGAGTTCAGCCATCAGCGGTCGATTGACGGCGAAACCTACAACCGGATCAAAATGGTTCAAGATAACAAAGAAACCGGTAAACGCGACGTGTATATCGTGCAGGATAGCGCCAACATCGCCAAATGGGGCCGGCTTCAGCATTATCAGAAGGCCGACGACAAGCTGAACAGCGCGCAAATCCGGGAAATTCTGGACCGGCTGATCCAGTTGAAAAACCGCGAGCAAAAGACGCTGCGCATCGGCACGCTTGGCAAAGTCGGCGTGCGTGCGGGCAGCATGGTCCGGATTCATGTCAAGGAAATGGGGATCAAGCAGTTTTTTCTGGTTGAAGAGTGCACCCATACATTTGCGGGCGACGACCATACGATGACACTTGAATTGAAGGTGATCTGACGTGAGCATGATCGATTTGATTAAAAAAGCGAGTATGGAAGCTTTCGATGCCGCAGGTCCGGTTGCGCTGCTGTTTGCGACCGTAACGGAAGCTGCGCCTTTGGCGGTGCGCGTCGATCAGAGGTTTCTGCTGACTGAGGATTTTCTGATCGTACCTGAGCGGTTAACGGCGCAAACGATTGTTAGCGGCGGGGTAGAGCTGCAAATCGCGAGGGCATTGGAAAAAGACGATAAAGTGCTGCTGCTGCGGATGCAGGGCGGACAAAAGTATGTCATTTTGGACAGGGTGGTGGAGGAATGATTCCGCAAGGAGGTTTGCTGCTCGGCGATTTGTCAGCCGAAAACGAGCGGCCGGATTGCCGGCATGATTGACGGGCTGGAGGCGGTCAGACAGGCGGTGTTCAAAATGCTGCAAACGCCGCGGTTCGAGCATTTGATTTACAGCGATTCATACGGACTGGAGCCAGTGATGGGCCTGGGCGGAGCGGTGTTCCGTTCGGAAATGGAAAGAAGAATCGAAGAAACGCTGCTGCAGGACGATCGGATTTCCGAAGTGAGCGGCATTGAATTCACGTTTACCGGTGATGAGGTGCAGGTGGTCTTCTCAGTTGTGTCCAGCTTTGGGGAGTTTCAGGTATCAAAGGCGGTGAGCGGCGGTGTATGAGCAGCAGACTTATGAAACGATTTTGCAGCGGATGCTGGACCGGTCGCCGGTTGATGTGGACAAGCGGGAGGGCAGCATTGTGTATGATGCGATAGCCCCGGCGGCGCTTGAGCTGGCAGTGATGTATGCCGAGCTGGATCTGAACATGCTGCAGGCGTCGGGACAAACGGCGAGCGGCGAGTTTTTGGATCTTCGCGTCCGAGACTACGGGCTTGAGCGGAAGCCCGCTACGAAGGCGGTACAGAAAGGGACGTTTCTGGAAAACGCGGGCCAACCGTTCGATGTTCCGATCGGGAGTCGGTATTTTGCCGGAGGCTTGAATTTTACGGTAACCGGGCGGCTCGCCGCCGGGGTGTTTGCGATGCAGTGCGAGACGGCAGGAGCCCCGGGCAATGCGGTATCGGGAGCGCTGCTGCCGCTCGATTTTATCGACGGACTGGCCGCTGGAAACATCACGGAGCTGCTCGTTCCGGGTATGGATCAGGAGTCCGATGACGAGCTGAGAAAGCGGTATTTGGAAAAGGTAAGAACGCCTTCGACGAGCGGCAACCGGGCAGCATATCGAAAA